GTATTGGCGCTGCGCGGGTATGCGACATTGCCGACGGGCCGCACTTTCCGGCTGCAGGCGATCGCCGTGATCCTGGCGGGCCTGGTCGGCGGCGGCGTTCTCTGGTCTGCGAAGGTGGACAGCCTCGATGCGCTGCCGCAATCGGAACGGGTCATCGCCTGGACGGTCGCGGCCCGGTCGATGGAATCGGAGATGTGGGGTCGGGGCCTGGGGAGCTGGAGTTCCGTCTTCCCGTTCTTTGCATCCGGCGTGCGCCGCCTGGGCGATCTCAAGGAAACCGGGGGGCAGACGATTTTGACGAATTATTTCGCCCAGGCCCACAACGAATATGTCCAGGCGGGATTCGAGCTGGGGATACAGACCGTCATCCTTATGGCGGCATTCCTGATGTTTGTCGCCGTTTCCATTTGGCTGGGCTGGGTTTCGCCGGCCGTGGCGGCGGGTATGGCGGCGCTCCTCGTGAGCTGCTGCGGCGTATTCGTTTTTCATGTGGTGTCGTCGGCGCTGATCGGCGTCGCCTGGCTGGCGATGTGGGAAAAAGAGACGGAGGCTGAAAATGGCGTTTAAATCGATTTTCTCCGGGAGGCGGCCACATTGTATCGCGGGAGGGGTAAAAAAGATCCTGGTCGTGATCCTCGTGTGCGGCCGACGACCACAAGACACGGGTCATCACCTTCCTCTCCTCCGGAACCTATACGGACGCATCGACCCTGGATATTACGGTCCAGGTCTCTCCGGACAATTCCGTCTGGTACACCCACACGACGGTGGCCCAGATCACGGCGACGGGGCAGGTCCGGGCGGCGGTAACGAATTTCGGTAATTACGTCCGGATCAAATACGTTGTGGGCGGAACGTCCTTTACCTACAGCATTTCCGGCGTTTTTAAGAATTAGGAGGGAGCCATGCGAAAGAGTTTAATCTGGATAATGTCATTGGCAATACTAGCGATGGCCTCGTTTGCCGATGCGGATTGGATGAGTTTGACCACAGGGACCGGTCAGGTACAGGTATCGAAAATTACGGCACCGGCCGCCTCCAGCGGATCCGCCGTGTCCGGTCAGTCCGCATTCTTCGGTCTCGTCGTCAAGACCGACGGCATAAACAACGTCACGATCAACGTTTATGACAACACGGCGGCATCGGGGACGGCGCTGATTCCCACGGATACCGTTATCGCGGGCTCGGACCGGACGTGGGCACTGTCGTACAACCCTGCGATAAAATGTACGAACGGCATTTATGTATCCCTAACCGTCGCCGGAGGCGGCACTGCCACTTATCAGGTCCAGTACGATAAGTGAACCGGGAGGTGGACATGAAAAAGATCCTTATCTGCGCGTGCATTCTCACGGCTCTGTCAATTTCGTCGGACGTCCTTGCCGGGCCGGTGATCAGCCGGCCCCCAGTGAATATTCCGGCATCCGAGTCGTCCAGCGGAATCGTCGCATTGGCCACGGATGCGGAAACGATTGCCGGTACGGATACGGGGAAGGCGATCACGCCGGCGGATCTCCGCGCGGTCATCCTTGACGATATGGCGGACGCGGCGCTGAGCGGATCTCCGGTTATCCTCGGCATCAAGGACAAGGACGGGAATATTTACTATTTCAAGGCATACCCGACGAAGAATTAGGAGGACACATGAGAGGATATCCTAAGCATATCGCAACGAGACAAGACTTCCTAAATCTCCTGGTTGTGCCTGAATTCAAAGCACAGGCCCTCGCCGATCTGAAGACAATCCGGGATCTGAATGATGATACGGCAACCAGGACGATCAGCATTGACGAGACAACTGGGGAAGCAGAGACGGAAACCATCGACAATCCCATGCCGCTTTGGAAGACCAAGGGTTTCGCGGCACGGCAGGAAGTAGCTGACCTAATCGCACAGTGGGAGGTGTGATATGGCGAACCGACAAGTGACAAAAGATTTAAGCGACAGCATCATTGCCGGTGCGGTGATGGCTGAATTCTTTCATGATAAATTATCGCGACTTATCGAAGCCCACGTAAGCGATCATACGCGCGTTACGGTAAATAAGGGCGCATATTTGATCCCGCTCAAGATCGGCGATCACTGGTTTTTGATCGACACGGCGACGGACGTGGATATCGACACGAATCTGGATGAAGGCGCTCCGGAGGCGGGAAAAGATTATTATGTCTATGCCTGCACCGACGGAACCACATTATCATTCAAGATTTCCCTAAACTCCACAACTCCTGATGGATTTGACGCAGATCACTCCCGCAAACTCGGCGGTTTCCACACCCTCTGCGTCGCCGTGGGCGTCATTGCCAGCCACACGCTCACCGGTTACGCCGTCAAGGACATCCTGCCCCAGAGCATCTGGGACCTGAAGCACCGCGCTCGCTGCGGGAACAACGCCGGGATGGTCTACGATCCGAAATGCAATCTCTGGGTGGACATCTACCTGGCATCCGGTACCGGCGCCAGCACGGCCTCCGTCAACGGCGGCACCATCAGCGACACGAGGGAATGGAACAGCTTCGTCGATGACGGCGGCGCCGTCGGTAAACGCCTCCTCGATGATGCCGAATTCCAACTCGCCGCAACGGGCAGCAACGAGCAGACCAACATCACCGCCTCTGCCGATCCAGTAACGACCGGCGGCCACGTGGATACCGCAGCCCGGAGAATGATTTCCAATATCGGCTGTGAGGACATGTGCGGCGCGCTGTATCAGTGGCTGAGCGACCAATCGTACCGGTGGGACAGCGACGGCACGATGGCCGCCGCCTCGAAAACCCTGACGGCCTACCACGTCGCCTCGCCCGGCGGGAACCCGATCTATGTGAAGTATGCCAACGGCCGTCCCTATCTGTGCTGCAACATGGCCACGGATGCAGTCGATAAATGGCTGACCTTCGGCGCCGCCGTGACCGTCCAGGTCAAACACGATGCCGATGCGGCAACCGGCGGCTACCAGGTCTATTTCGACGAGGACGCGGCCCAGCCTGGATGTCTCCTCTGCGCTCTTCCCGGCCTGAAAAACGAATACATAGACACCAGCGATCCCAATTATCCATTGAAAATAACATACAACGCCGCCCCCGGCACGCCCGGCGTGGCGATCACTTTTGACGACGGTGCGGACGAAAGGCTGGAATTCACCAGCCCGACCACTGCCAACGGTACCATCGACCTGGCTGCCTATTCCATGACCTGGGGATGGCAGGCATTGCCCGGCAGCAAGGGCCAACTCTACAAACAGGGTCCTTATGGAGACGTAAAGCTCCTCGCGGGCGGCAGTTGGAGTCATAGCACGTTTTGCGGTTCGCGGTCCCGGTATGCGAAGTACTATCGCTGGTATACGGATTCGGCTCTCGGGGCGCGCTTCGCGTCGGAGCCACTCTAGGGCGGAGCGAGAACACGTAAAACGGTCGCGCGTCCCACGGCGCGACAAAAAAGGAAGGCTGGAAGGTCAATGACGAAGCTCCTCGCGGGCGGCAATTGGAATAATAGCACGATTTGCGGTTCGCGGTCCCGGAATGCGAATAACTATCGCTGGAATACGAATTCGAATATCGGGGCGCGCTTCGCGTCGGATACAGGACAGCGGCAACTCCACCTGGCTGGATCTTTTGGCCGTGTCTCCATACGGGGGCAAAACACATAACGGAGGATGCCGGCAGCCAGTAGGGGCAACCGAACCCTGTCGGCATCGATTTAATATGAAAAGACACGGAAAATTATTCGCAAAGATCACCGATCCGGAAAACATTCTCCAGGCGTTTCTCGATGCCCGGCGGGGAAAGACGCAGAAGCGTGACATCCGCCGTTGCATGAAGCACATGGATGAGGCCTGCTCGCGGATCCGCGAGATGCTGACGGCGAAAACCTACAAAACGTCCCCCTACCGGACCATGATGATCCACGAACCGAAGACGCGCATGATCTTCAATCTGCCCTTCTTCCCCGATCGCGTCATCCATCACGCCCTCATGCGGATACTTGAACCGATCTGGCAGGGCCTTTTCATCACCGATTCATACGCCTGCATCAAGGGCCGCGGCCTGCACTCCGGCAGCCGCAGAACTATGGAATACACGAGAAAGTACAAATACTGCCTGAAGATGGACATCTCCAAGTTCTACCCGTCCGTCGATCACGATATCCTCTATGCCATCATCCAACGAAAGATCAAATGCGCCGATACGCTCTGGCTCCTGAAGGAGATCGTCTACAGCGTGCCCGACGGCAAGAACGTGCCCATCGGCAACTATACCAGCCAGTGGATGGGGAACCTCTACCTGAACGAGCTGGACCAGTTCCTGAAGCATGAACACCGCGTCAAGGCATATCTCCGGTATTGCGACGATTTCTGCATTTTCCACAACGACAAGAGCTACCTGAACCGCATGGCCGGAATCATAAAGGAATTCCTCAGCGAAAGGCTGAAACTCACTCTCAGCAAGTGCGATCTCTTCCCCGTTTCCAGAGGCGTGGACTTCCTGGGATACCGGCATTTTCCCGATCACGTGCTCCTCCGGAAATCGACGGCCACCAGGATGAAACGGCACCTGCGGAAACTGCCCGTGCTCCTGGCCAAGAACAGAATATCGACGGATCAGTACCGCTCCACCCTGGCCTCCGTCAACGGCTGGCTGAGATGGGGGAACACCCATAACCTGAGCCTACATCTCCGACTCGATTCCCTGCGAAAGGCAATAGAGGATGACGGAAGACGCTCCGAAGCGCTTCAGTGATTTTGCAAAAGACCATATTCCGCTGGACGGAGAGAAACTGAAGATCGAGGCGATACTGGACAAAGAGATAGAGATCCTGGCCCTCAGGATCAAACCGAGCAAGTACCAAGGGAAAGGAACCGGGGCATGCTTGACCATACAATTTCTGATGAACGGAATAAAGTTCGTCGCCTTCACCGGATCGGGGATCCTGGCCGAACAGGCGCAGCAATACAAAGAAGAGGTCCCGTTCCTGGCCACGATAAAGAAGATCGACAGGTATTATACGTTTACCTAGAGAGGGAAATATGAGCCTCCGCGGCGACTATATCACAGCCATCGGTCACCTGGTCGGCGGCGAGCTGCCCCTGGGCGAGGCGGAGAAGATCTTCGCGATCAGCAAGGCTGTCAAAGCCTATTCAGCGACGCGGCCCAGGGCCGTCAGCGAGGACGAGGACGGAAACGGCGGATTCGATTATGCGATCACGCTGCTGGCCGAGTGGGCGGAAGGTTTTTCCGTCATCAAATCCGTCGAGTACCCGGTGGACGATACAGAACAGGCCGCGGCACTCCTCCAGGATGACGCCTGGCAGATATACAGCAAGCCCGCCGGGAAATACCTCCGTCTCCTGCGGGATACGCCGGAGGCGACGGAGGATCTCCGGATCACTTATACGGCCCTCCACCTCTGCACCGATACGGAGTGCACCATCCCGGCGTCGGACGAGGAGGCCGTCCAGATGCTGGCGGCGGCGGAGTTCTGTGACATGCTGGCCACGTATTACGCGCAGACGCAGGACAGCACGATCCAGGCGGACAGCGTGGACCACAAGAGCAAGGCGGGCGAATACGCGGCCCGGGCCCGGACCTACCGGAAGGCATACACCGACCACATGGGGACGGCAAACGGCCCTGCAGCGGCGAGCGTGACGAGGGACCAGGACACGGCGGGGAGTTGGGGAGCGGATAAGATGACCCATCCGCGGAGGTACCGGTAATGGACGGGGCCCGCGTTATTGTCAACCTCGACTCCCTGCAGCAGCTCGCCATGAAATATCCCCAGGCGGCCGCGAACGCCAGCCGGGCGCGGATCACCCAGGCCGTCATGCTCCTCGAGGCGGCGATCAAGCGGATCACGCCCGTCGGCGCCGGGCCGGTGCACATGCGGGACACGATCTTCTCCCGGGTGCAGATGGACGGGGAGTCGGTCTGGGGCATGATCGCGACGCCCGTCAAGTACGGGCAGCCCGTCGAATACGGCACGCGGCCACATTTCCCGCCCGTCAAGACCATTCAGTTTTGGGTGGAGAAGAAGCTGGGCTATACGGGGAAACAGGCGAAATCCGTCGCGTTCCTCATCGCCCGGGCGATATCGCGGCGGGGCACGCAGGCGCGGGAGCCGTTCGGCCGGGGATTCGAGGAACAACGTTCTCAGGTGGTTTGGATCCTGAGCCAGATCCCTGCGGATATCGTAAAGGCGGTGCACGCATGAGTCTGGAAGCCGTTCGGGAGCAGCTCAAGGTAATTCTTTCCGGGGTGTCCGGGATCGGGGTGATTCACGACCACCAGCGCTTCGCCGGCGAGTGGGGAAAATACCTCGCCATGTTCCAGGATGCGGACGGGCGGATCAACGGCTGCGAGTTTTACCGGGAGAAGATGCTGAAAAACCAGAACACGATGGGCGAGCGCGAGAAGGCGCACATATTCGTGATTCACCGGTTCATGGGGCTCCGGGACGCGGACGCGACCGGGATCGTTTTCGAGGACCACATCGAGGACATCGATGCCGCGTTCGATCCGATCGCGCTGGAGACCTTGAACGATACGTGCCGGACGATCAACCCGGACTGGGGGCCGATGGACGGCGCCCTGGGGATCCAGGTGGACATATGCGAGCTGCGGATGTTCGGGAATGTGCTCTGCCATTTCGCGGAGCTGAGACTATGCGCCATCGAGGCGATCGAGCAATAACGTGAGGAGGCAGCCATGTACAAGCTAAAGGAAGACCAGGAATCCATCACCGTCGTGGAAGGGCCGTTCGCCGGGAGAAACTACAGGCACGGCGAAACGTATGCGGAAGTGCCTCCCCAGGAGATGCGCAGGTTTGAAGAGATCAAGCCTGCACCGGCGCCGGGGGGGCCGCTTCCGGCGGAGGGC